GTAGCAGTAATAGTTGAAGTAGATACTCCTTCAGTTGTATAAATCATACCCATACTAACCTCTATAAGTTTCTATTTTGAATATACTCTACAGTTAAAACACCCGCACCGTTTCCAGCTTGTGGTGAAATAAAAACAATAGTGACGTCAGATGTACCAACGTTTTTCCAGTTTGCTTCTGTGCCAGTTGTAGCAGCAGTCATGTTGACTAAACCAACTGCAGCAGTATTCATTCCATCAACGTATAAATCTGTATCACTTGAAATACCTACGTCTAAAGTTTTAGTTGTACCATCAAAAGCAGTAGTTACTAAACATTTTATGTCTACTATTTGTGAATTAGCAGGAATAATAATTGAAGTCGTGCCGAATGCATTTACTTCAGTTACTTCTGCTGATTGAGCCATAACAACAAACCCTGTGTTTGTGCCTGCACCCTCTCTTATAGTACCAGCTTTGACTGGTCCCGAAAATGTAGTTGTACCCATGTCAACCTCCTTGTAGTTGTCTTGTTAAGTCTTGAGTAAATTGTATTGTAAAATAAAAAAGGCGGTCTTGCAACCGCCTTCTTTAATCTGGGAGGATCCAGTATTAGATCATGAACCTTGTGATGCGTAAACAGCTCTAGGATCTGAGTAACCAAAGCTGTATCTCTCTCTTGCTTTGTATCTCATGTTTCCTGTATCAAAATCGCCTTCCATGCCAGTAGCAAGGGCAGCTCTTGTGAAGTGTTTAAATCCATTAGGACAATCTGTTTTAATGAAATATGCATCCGTATCTGTTAGATAATGGTTAACTGTGTAACCACCTGGTAGCATTCCCATATTTTTCAGAGCGTTAATATCATTGTCAGCAGTACCAACTCTGAGTGTGGATTCTAAGATCCTATCAGCTACAAATTGAATGTTGACAGGAATAATTAATTTCTGTCCTTTCATTGCAATTTTTAGCCCTCTTTCGTCGATAAAACCAGCAATGTCAATCATCGCTTGTTCTAATGAGACATCAGTAAGGTCAGCGTCAGTAGCACTTCTGTTTGAGAAGGTACCACCAAGTGCTGTTGGGTGAGCAGTGTTAGCTAATGTAACGCCGTCTCCACCAGTGACTGCAAACGCATTATTTAATACGTTAGCGCCTCTTACTTGTTTCGTGTAAGCCATAGATCTTGCTAGGGCTTTAGTGTAACGAGCAGATAAAGTATCATACAAGTTATCTTCGACAGCTTCCTCAGTTAACGCAAACGCTAAAGCGATTGTGTCATGAGTGTATCTAGCAGTAAAAGATTCAGAAGCGGTATCAAAACCAACTGCTGATCCTTCTGCTTTTACATTTGCTTGTCCGAATCCAACTAACATAACTTCTTCTTCAAAAGCTCTATCACTTGTTTCTTGCTCAAAAATTTGAGCAGCTTCGTTTTCGTAGCGTGCGTACTCCAAACCGAACAGGGCGTTTAAACCAGGTTCTAGTTCTTTGGCAAGCTGTGCTCTATTAATAGCCATATCCTATCTCCTATATTCCTGCGGTTGAGTCCATGAAATGAACGTTGAGTTTTACGATCGCTAATCGACCTGCTGCAGTTTTATCAACTGCTCCTGCACTTACAGAAGCTTCATCATCGAATCCTACAATCTTCATATTTAAAGTTGCAGAACCTGCTGCAATAGTACCTACAGCTAGTTCTCCTAGAGAATAGCCGCTTGTATTATTTCCTGTGATTGCTGTTGCAAAGTTTGCGTTAGCAAACAAAGCACTATCTGGACACGCACCATTAGCATTAATAACAAATAATGCATGAGGATTGTCAGCCACATAAGCAATTGCTTCTGTCGACGGCTTAATTGCCGCGTAACCAGGCCAGTATGGTGCCCATGTTGGAGTTCCATCAGTTGCAATGTATTTACAACCCATGAAAACACCTAACAAAGGTACGGTACCGCCATTAGCGTTTCCTGGTACGTCTATTAATCCACTAGCTAGAGGGATGACTGGAGTTCCAGTCCAAATCAAACTTGTTGTTCCACTACTTGAGCCTTCAAAATTAATAGGATACGCATTAACGCCTTGGTTATTATAATTTGAGCCTGATCTTTCGTAAGGACGAAGACCAAAAGCTGCATCTATATTAGCCATAATTTGTCTCCTTTAGACAATGAGGTAGAGACATAGGATCTTAACCATTAAGATTTTTTGCGTCCACCAAATTCTACCCGAGATTGCCTTTCTTTTGAGATTGGCATGGAAGGGTGCTCCTCCTTCATAAGATCGTTGTCAACAGATTGTTGCTGATCTTTAGTCAAGTTAGCGAAATATTCATCTCTATCTTCTTTGACCTCAATCGGACATCTCATTAACATTAATCCACCTACCGCAATAGTACCTTTAAATTTTCCCTCATTTAAATGAGGTAAATCTATCCTGTCTGGATATTCATCTGCTCTCACAGGTTCATATCCCGATCTGATTCTAGCAACTACGTTTTTATCATCTTGCGTACCTCTATATTCAAATCTTACCCACCGATGGTGATAACCTTCGGGTGGTTCAGGGGCATCTAAATTAGACGGTGGAACCCAACCTCTTTTACGAGTTTTTAATTCACGGGTTTCAGTCTTGCGTGAGGTCTTATTTTTATTTTCTGTACTCATATTTTGCTACTCCTTCACGTATTTAGCATATTCTTCGAGTGGCACATTAAGCCTTTTAGCTATCGCTATTTGTGAAGGTGTGAGCTTCACGACTCGGCGCCCAGATTTAGTCTTTCGTACGGCCGACGCTACAGTCTGAACGGGCTGTTTCGTTTCGGTTTTCTTCTCCTCTTCAGCTTGTTTAAACTTATGAGGAAAC